TGCCAGGTCTATAGTTGTAATAACTATCTCCTATGTTTACCCATAGTGTACCATCGTCAGTAAGAACATCACGCACACTACGAAATACATCCACAAGGTTATTGATAAACTCTTCTGGTGTATCTTCCTGACCTATTTGATTTCCCTCTCCACCATAGTCTCTTAGACCATAGTAGGGTGGAGAAGTTACACACATACGTGCTTTCACATCAATTGTCTTGAGAGTTTCTCGACAATCGCCAAATAATACTTTATTCATTAAGATCTTTTAGTTTTTTCTCGACCCAATGATCGTCATTGTTTATTCCTGCTGCTTGAACGTAGCGTAGTATATGCTCGTCAATCTGTTTGTAGATAGGATGTAGATCCAAATCCATATTAATATCATGAGCGATCTGCGTTACCTGTGACTCTGTGAAACAGTGGTCTGGGTGTAGCAAATCGCAACATGGAACTCTTTTCTCTATGAGTTCATTGAGATTCATACGAATCTCATAGTCTCTGTATACTGGCATTAGTAGTACTTGTTAGGTAGTGTGGAACGGTCATATAGATATCCTCCCGCCCATCCACAGTTACGTGGGTTGAGGATATACTCTCTGTCCTTGATGATTCTTAAGTCCCATCTTACTGGATACTTACCTGTAAGTGTTGGTTTGTTGTATCCTGCGGGCATGTAAACCTGACCTGTCTTCTTATCTATGAATGCATGAACTGAACTGTCCTTGTATGTGTTAGTTCTTTGAGGACCCATGTCATCAAACTGTCTCATAACAATTTTGATATACTTACGTCCTTTGTATGCAGCAAACTTATAAAGGTTACCACCACCTAGAGCGATCTCATCTAGTCTGTCTTGGTGATATTCTTTAGACCATGAATCACCCTCGTCTCTTTGTCTCTGGTGAGATCTGATTGTCTCTTGCTTGAAGTTCTCTTCGAGTGCTCTGCATAGATCATTCGCCCATCCTTCTACTCTTTCTTCTAGAGTTTGAGTCGTTGCTACTGTCATGTGTCTCCTTTTGTGTATGTACTTATTATAGCATGTTATAGTAACATTGCAAGAGGATTTGACCCATGTTTATCCACTTTTTTAAGTGTCATAGGCAAGTGTTTCCAGATTGCTCTTTCTATTATACTAAATCGTAAATTGTATGCACCATTAGTTGATGGGAATGCAACATCAGACCAATTGATCTTATTCATTACATCATCCATGATATTTTTATCTTCACGAACTATTATACCATAACCTCGTCTGTGTGGCAACCTCTCGAAGTTGTCATATACTCTCATACAATTTTCTCCAAAACAGGTTGAGGGTAGATAATAGTCACAAACATACAACTGAGTTTTGTTACGTGTGCTACTGGGTGTACCACCATCAGATAAAGAATATATCTTGAGTATATGTGATAGATCTATCTCCTCTTGTTCTATCTTATGATGCTTAGACCATATTTGGAATACAACATTGACCTCTACGTTTTTACCATCAGGATAATAGAATGCAGAGTCTACAACCTCACTGTGAATTAGATTTAAACCTTTGACTCTACTCTTACAATTACCTTTACCTTCACTATCAAATAGTTGTGGTAGTATAAAACACACGAAATCAGAGAACTTAGCAGCATGGTTAATAAACTTCAGTGCTGTGTTTCCTCTCAATCCGAATGGTGGATTACCTACACATACATTCTCATTTGTTGTTGGTTCCCATGTCAAGAAGTCAGATTGTATGACACCATCACACTTTGGTTCTATGTCAACACCAACTCTACGTTCTGTAGGAAATAATGAATAGAAACTACCATCCCCTGCTGACGGTTCGATGTAAGTATACTTTGATGTATCTACATTCCATTGTGACAACACCTCGTGGAATTTATCGTAACAATACTTAGCGGTGTTATGATTTGTGAAGAACTGATCTTTTTCTTTTTCAGAGAACTGTGTATAGTCAACTTCTATATTACCTAACCTACACAAGTCAAAATAATACTGAGGTGGAACCTCTTCCAATAGTTCCCACCTCTTCAATGTACCAACATGTAAACCTATCTCACTAGCAATATGTTTGATAGGATATGTTTTTCTAATTGTTTGATATAATGAATACAAATTCTTCATAGAAGACTTCTTCTAGCAAATGATTGCCAATCACTCCAACATTTCGAGTTGTTTATATCATACTTGAATGTTACTCCTGCGTCAATACCATTTTGTAAGGATTTCATACTAAAATCTACCTTTGCTTTACCATCTTCATTCTTTCTACAGTGTCCGTTCTTACCAAACAATGATAGATCAATCTGTCCGTTAGACACCACCTGATTGTAGTCAACAATTGTAATATACATCACGTCGTCTGCATCATAATCTACGAATACAAGTTTATCCCATTTATTACCACCAAAATATATGTTCTCATGTTGCCAACCTACAGGTTTTCCTTTTGATATAGTGCGACCAGAGGTTTTTACCTCAATGCGTAATTTATCTCCACTGTTAGACTCAATAAACATGTCATACACACCATCTGTAGGATCTGTGTTTTTGTCTGCATCCCACATCACTGGCATCTCAATTGTAGGATACTTGATAAGGTCACGAAAGAGTTCTTCTCCCCACTTACCACGCTCGTCATTAGTTAATTTTACAATATCCTCAAAATAAGAACCTTCCCAATAGTCTCCTTTCACACTGTTTACATATTTTTTGTTGACGCTTTCGAGTATTTGAGAGAGCATGATAATTGAGTAACTAACTCTAGTATATCATATACGATAGCATTTGTCTACCAATCAAATTCAACTTCTTCTTCTCCTTGTCCCCACCATATGTCAAAATTCTCGTTGTCCTCTTCATCAAAGTGATTGATGCCCCATTGCAACATTCTATATCCTTCCAAACTACTAAATGATATGGTAGAATCTCCTTCATTCATACAAAACCCACGTTGTAACCACTCTGTTAGTTCATGGTCTGGGTATGCGTCTACCATACACTGCACTAGTTCTTCAAATTTTTCACGATCTAGGTGTTTGTATTCATTCCATGGATAATGTTGGTGATCTTGCCAAACTGGTTTCTCACCATCAAAGAACATAGTCATCTCTCAAAGACCTCAACTTTTTTTGTATACCATTGTTCTCCATAGTCTAGCACACTTTCTCCCATTGCGAAAGGTTCTTGTGTGTATTCTATCAATAATCCCTTGTCTTGAAATATTACTACACCACCTTTTGATTTAACAATACTACCTTCCTTGATAAGTTTACCATCATAGGTACAATTTTTTGTGGGTATGAGATATGTGTCCGAACCAACTGCTACTTGTTTTTCTCCAGAGTGAACTATGCGTCTATAACATGGCAATTTTCCTGCATCTGGATCTATGCCAACACATATTGCACTTGCACCATCAGTCAATGCAGTGAATCTAGTCAGTCCTGACACTCTAAAATTACAATAGGAACCTGGTCTGTATCGTAAATACTGTGGATATGCAGCAGTTTCACTCATCCACATACCATCAGGAAACACTAAACATCTACTGTGTGCGTAAAATCTAAGCAAAAACTCATGTGGAAACAAATCAAACTCAGGATAATTTGACCTAAGTATGTCTGCGTGTTCTTCTTTGATGTATTGTTTATATTCTTCTGGGTCGTCACCAAAAAATTTAAAACCTTTTTTACAATTTTTGTGATATAGTACTGTCAAATGATCTAGTTTATCATTGACTGTGTATTCATTCTTCATCTAGGTACGATTTCAATAAGTCCATCCTCTATTTGATTTAACCATGACTGCGTAAACTGTCCGACATCTGGTTCTTCTTGATAAAACTCTACTATAACAGTGGGTTTATCAATTGTTATTTGCACTGTGCTTGGATCTGATATAGAAAAAGGCCAGTGTTGTTGTAACTTTTGTTTATGATACCAACAACCGTGCATTGGTATTATTATACTACCAATTCCATGTGGTGTAAAGGCATCATTCTCCTTTAAGAAATGTACTTTTCTATTTGTTGTTGACACATCATCATATCCAGAGCATGCTATCAATCCATCTTGCTCCATAGATGTGAGTCTACAAATGCCAGGAAATCTGAAATGGGTGTGAGATCCATTGTGGTATATTATGGAAAAGTTCGCAGGTTTTAGTGAATCACTCTTCCAAGTGCTTCCAAACGTAACTGTTCTATAATGTACCTGATAAGTATGACCGCATTCCCGTATAATATCCTCATATCCTGCTACTTTCCCGTTAGGATTGTTAGTAATATGACCTGATATAATATCATCCTGTGTTTCAAGCATGACTTCCTTAGTAGGATCAGGATCATTACCAAAAATCTTTTTACCTTCCCTTGCTTTATTGCAACTGAAGACAGTCATACCAAATTGAGATATACTCTTACCAAAAGAATACTGTGCTATCCTACTATCTTTAGTCTCAGCAAGTTGATACATATTATTCTCCGCTTAACGCTTCAAACTGCTCGTCAAAATCATCTTCACTGTAGATGTTAACAACCGTTGCAGTTCCAATTACAGGATCAACATTTGTGGTAGAACTCTTTGCCCTTGCTTCTCTATGCTTCATCAAGTCTTCCATGGGTAAGGATTGCTCTACGCCTATCATACCACTCAATACTAACTTTGATGCTTCCATGTCACACTCATACAACTTACTTTGTTGGACTGCATTATATACTTGCTCTGCAATCTGGAATCGTATAGGTTCTTCTGCATCTGGTTTCATGTGATCTAGATCCATGTTAATAGGACCGTACCACTCATCATTCTTTAGTGTGCCATCATTATAATAGACACCGAACTCCCCAGTCTCAATATCATAATCTTTGACTATGAATGTAGGAGCAACTTCTGAATCCAATCTAAATTGTGGATCAATATCTTGTACTGACATAATTGTTAATTAGTTAATTTTAGGACCACGGATGTCTCCGTCATTGTTACCTGACTGACCATATCTATAAGACCAACCATCAATGCCAACTCCAGATGAACCTCCAGTGCCACTAGCATTATCGCCATTCTGACCTAGATCTCCACCCTTTCCACCACTAACAGCGTTACATCCTTCGTTGGCACCACCGCCACCGCCACCCCATTGTTGACCTCCGTTACCAAGATAATCGGCACCAGATCCGCCAGGATATCCTGCACCACCACCTCCTCCACCACCTCTGGATTCGGAGTATTGTGTATCAGTTCCTTGACACTGCTGTCCTTTCATGCAACCATATTGATATGTGTTTGTGTATGTACACTGGGCGTTATTACCTCCAGCTCCACCGCCACCACCACCAGCTATGGTTCCTGCATTGTCTAATATAAAATTGGTTCTGGTGTACAGTGCACGTTGTCCGTTCTGTCCGTTTTGACCACCACGTGTTCCACCATTTCCACCCTTACCAGTAATTCTAGAGTTGACATTTA